TGCTCAAATGGACATCCGATAGTATTGAAACAATATCTAGGTGGCAACATAGATCTAGAGACTCTTGTGATCCTTGATAAGATCTTTGAGTTTCGTTCTAGGTTTGATAAAAAACTTATTGACCCAGTGTGGGAAACCGTAAGTCTCAAACTTAGGAAATACGATCCTTTCATAAATATTAATGTGTTTCAATATAAAAAAGTTTTACGAGAAGTGGTCAATGAGTGATTTTTTCGATTCTGAAATAGTTAAAGAAGAATTAACTAATATTAATAAATTGCAACAGGAGATCTACGGAGCGACTATGCAATACCCTTCCATGTCCCGTGAAGAAAAACTTGAGCACGTTGAAAAGTTAACAGAACTTACGGATAAGCAGAGAGTTATGTACACTCGTTTACGTCTGTCTGATGATCCGGAAGCAAAGAAAACACTAGATGATTTGACTAAATCCATATCATTATTTGGGTATGGTGAAAACACTGATATGAATTTATTCTTTGATGCTGTTTCCAAAACCATACAATCATTAAGGATCAATATTGACTAAATGATCTGTCTTTGTTATAATAAAACCAATCCAACGAAATCCAACTTAATCCGAGGTAATCTAAATGTCATTTGCTGATTTAAAGAAGCAATCAAAACTAGGCTCTCTAACTGCTAAGTTAGTTAAAGAAGTCGAGAAGATGAACAACAACGGTGCATCAGGTGATGACCGTTTCTGGAAACTAGAAGTAGACAAGAGTGGTAACGGTTATGCTGTTATTCGCTTCCTACCTGCACCAGACAAGGAAGATCTTCCTTTTGTTAAATTATATTCCCATGCCTTCCAAGGCCCCGGTGGATGGTACATTGAAAACTCTCTGACTACTTTAGGTCAGAAAGATCCTGTATCAGAATATAATTCCCAACTGTGGAACAACGGAACAGATGCTGGCAAAGACCTTGCTAGAAAGCAAAAGCGTAAGTTAACTTACATTGCGAACATCTATGTTGTAAAAGATCCAGCCAATCCTGCGAACGAAGGACAAGTATTCTTATATAAATTTGGTAAGAAAATCTTTGACAAACTCACTGCAGCAATGCAACCTGAGTTCGAGGATGAAGAAGCAATCGATCCATTCGATTTCTGGCAGGGTGCAAACTTCAAGTTAAAAGCAAAGAACGTCGCAGGATATAGAAACTACGATAGTTCTGAGTTTGCTGCACAAAGTCCTCTACTAGATGACGATGATGCAATGGAAGCAATCTGGAAGAAGCAAAGTTCTCTTGAAGAGTTCAGTGCAGCATCCCAGTTCAAAACCTATGATGAACTTAAGACTCGTCTTGAGTATGTTCTAGGTAAGAGAGGTGTAACACCTGTTGCTCAAGATGCAGAAGTTCAAGAAGAAGAGTATGAAAGAGAACCTGTAGCAGAAAGGGAGACTGTCTCCTCAGTAGCAAGAGGTTCGAGTGAAATTGAAGATGACGACACGTTATCGTATTTCCAAAAACTCGCTGAAGACTAAAAGAAAAGGGGTCGCAAGACCCCCTTTTTTATGGCATAGTTATGTTTGTATTTTCCGTCTGTATTATGTCATCATCTACGAACTGTGATGATGGGCCGTAAATCATTATATCTCGGAAGTCATCAAGGAATTGCTGCAAGAATCCATTTTTAAGAACAAATATATTTCTTTTATCATTATTCAATCTTGTCTCATGGACATAGTTACTTACTGCAGAAACTGGATCATCAATTGCTACCACGTTAGTTCCTAATTTAGTGAGATCATTTGTTTTTACTTCACCACCATCATAATAGTATAATTTGAAATCTTGATTGACTACTTTACCTTTTTCCAATACGATTCTACCATTTGAATCTTTTACTTCATTAGTCTCAAAAAATTTATTATCATTTAAATTCTCTCCATATTTATTTGTTGCATATTCAAATAGATCATTGTTAGATAGAGGCCACTCTGCACGAATATTAACAATACCTGCACAAACTACAACAACCCAATCAAGTTGATCAGAACCATATAACTCTTCTGCAACATTATCAGGTCGAAATCCTTCTGGTATCTCATACTTATCAAATAAAGTTATGATACTCTGTAAATCTTCTCTTAATTTGACACGACGAAATAAATTTTTAGCATCAATATAATCTAATGATGAGTTCTTATCAGATAGGAATGACGGATAACGTAATGTTGGTAGTTCTCTGAAATACATTAGAATCCTACTCCTGTTGTTTCTTGATTGTAGTCATCAAAGTAGATAGGTTCTATTTCTTTAAATGATAAATTTAATTGCATTGAGATTGGTGTAGCATCATCATAAGTTGCATAAACTCCCTCACCTGTATAGTTTACTGACATATTTGTGAGGAAACATTGTTTAAATTTATTCAAAAATGGATGATCATCATTTCCTTTACGATATCTTAATTCAAATAGATTAGGTGTTTTCATAAAAATTGAACTTCCACCAATCGTGTCTCCTTCAAGTTTTGGTGCCATATTCTGTTTAAATGATCTGATTATTTGTTTACACTGATTTGATTCAGATGGACTACGAGGTGTGAATTTAAATGTAAAACTAAAACTTCTTAGTGAAGGGCCATTGAATAGTAATTCTAAGTTAGGATTGAATATCTGCCCACTCTGTCTTGCAAGTAGTTGTTCTGTAGATACGTTTGCACCAAACACACCCATAGCAGCAGAGGTTGCTTTTGCTGTTAATCCTTGTTTTGCTACCTCTAAAAGTTTATCTGCTTCACCCGGAGCCAAGTTTCCACCAATCATTTCTCCTGATTTCTTAGCACCCTCTTCAAATGTTTGTTGCCCTGTCAATGTTTTAATTGCTTCTGCACCTGCCTTCATAGTTCCACTCACCGCACCAGCAGCAGCACCAGTAAGAGTATTCATCTTACTGTCACCATAACTTGCACTATTACCATCTTTAATATCTGATGGTATTTGTAACAATATTGTTCCTGTATTTTTAACTGCTTTTGTAGATAAAGATCCTGATCGTGTATTGCCAGCCCTAGTATTTAATGTATTTCTTCCAAATCCTTGTTTCTGAATCAGTCTTGATCCATTTCTTTTATATTCTTTTATATCTATTTGTAAGTAGTCAGTTGTACCTGTTAATGCTTCTAACGGATATCTTAAAATTGCCATATCGACCTTATTTTTTAACTATTTAGACGAAATTTTCCAAAGGGTAATGCTTGGAGGTCTTTTATCTCTTCAGCAGTCACTTGATAGATGCCACCAACCACTTCATTAAAGGTATATTTACGTGATTCTCCCCAGTGAAAATTGACTCCTATGAAACCCCAAGAGAACACACCTGTCACTGCTACTAAAGGATTTTGATCATATCTGATTCCCGGTGTTTTAGGATTATATACAAACAAATAAAAGTTTCCTGCCTGTGGTGCACCACCTTCTGTAAGTAGATCCATAATTTCCACCATCAAATCATCAGGATCTTCAATCCCGATTAATTCATCTAATGCTGGAGTAATACGACTCATTTGATTCCTAATTCATCCTCTGTCATTACTTTGAATTCATATAACCTATCTTTACAGAAACTATTTGCTGCCTTCCACTTAGCCTGATTACGAGCATACTCATATGCTTCCCGTAAGTAACTACTTGTTTGTCTCTTAGGTTTCTTGGGTGGTTTCAATTGTTTCTTAGGTTTCACTTCAATAATGTATTTTTTAATCTTACCCGTTGACTCCCTGAGTTTAACATAGAAATCTGGAAAGTATCTATGAACTCTACCATCAATCGGTGATAGATATGGTATCACAATTTCTTCACTTCCCCATTCAAGTATGTTTTGATTGAGATCACAATATACCATGAATTTTCTTTCCCATAAGGAACGATAAATTACTTTTGTATGATCACCTTTGTATTTTTTAGGGTATGAGGGTTGATACCTTCCCTTATATGACATAAATAGAAATATAGTAAAATCATATAGGTATTTAGTGTGAGTTTCGTATCAAAAATAACGATGGATGATGCCAAAGTAAAATTTGGTAGTCTTTCACTCAATAATCAATATCAAGTGCATTTTGCTGGTTTGAATGGTGAGGTAATACAATTTCTGAGATTTGATAAAAGAATTGATAATGTTCAGGATTTTATAAGTCGTGAAACTGGCATACTTTGTAGTGATGCATCTCTTCCAGCAAGTGCGTTTGCAACAGGTGAGGTCAAAGATAATTTTATGGGTATTCCACAGGAGTTTGCTCACTCTAGATTATATACAGATATTGACTTTACCTTCTATGTGGATGAGGATTATACTGTATTGAATATATTTGAAGGTTGGATGGATTATATTTCAAGTGGTGCTACTGGTGAGGTTGCTGATTTTCAGAAACCATTTTATCGTAGGATGAGATATCCTGATACTTACAAGTGTGATACTATGTTTATCACTAAATTTGAAAAGAATCAAAAAAGACTTTTAAGGTATCAGTTCATCAATGCATTTCCTAAATCAATCACTCCAATGCCTGTTCAATATGGTGGGGCTGACTTGTTGAAAGTAAGTGTAAGTTTCAACTATGACAGGTATATTGTTGCAAACAAAGTAAATCCATGATATACTGCTAAATAAACATACTGAATAAAATAATTATGCCATTACCCAAGATTAATACTCCAACATATGAATTGACATTACCATCAAATAGTAAAAAAATTAAGTATCGTCCCTTCCTTGTCCGTGAAGAAAAGATACTAATTTTAGCACTTGAATCTCAGGACATGAAACAAATATCAAGTTCTATTATTGAGATCATGGCTGATTGTATTATTACAAAGGGAGTTGATATAAACAAACTACCTAGTTTTGATATTGAATATTTGTTTTTAAACATACGTGCAAAATCAGTTGGAGAGACAGTTGAGGTTGTAGTAACTTGCCCTGATGATGGAGAGACTACAGTTGATACTGAGATAAGTATTGACTCAATCAAAGTGAAGAAAACAAAAGGACATAAGAATATTGTCAAACTTGATGATAAGTATTCAATGAAACTTAAGTATCCTTCGATGCAACAATTTATTGATGCAAACTTTGATGCAGGTGAAGAGGGTAGTCAGGTTGCTCAGTCTTTAAATATGCTTTCAACTTGTATTGATATGATATATGATGAAGAAGAAAGTTGGGACGCAAGTGATAGTACAGATAAGGAATTGAATGAATTCGTTGAACAATTAAACACTAAGCAGTTTAAAGAAGTAGAAAAATTCTTTGATACTATGCCTAAGTTAGAGCATAAGGTCAAAGTTAAAAATCCAAAAACAGGAGTTGAAAGTGACGTTGTATTGGAGGGATTAGCAAGTTTTTTCAGTTAGGTATGGCTCATACTAACCTTGAGTCATACTATAAGGTAAACTTTGCCTTGATGCAACACCATAAATATTCTATAACAGAGATTGAAAACATGATGCCTTGGGAACGTGATGTGTACGTTACCCTATTGAAACAGTATATTGAAGAGGAAAACATTAAAGCACAACAAAGTGGCTAAATTACCAAAACTAGAGCAAGAATATACAGGAGTTAATCCAGAAACGGGTGAATATATGTCACCTGCTGAGAGGAAGATAGCATTTGCAAGAAGAACTAATAAAGATGTAAGAAAGATGCCAAAGATGTCATCTACTACAGTGGGTGGTGCTTTTGGTGGAATGAAAGGTGGTAGTGGTGCTTTAGTTAAACAGGATAGATTATTTAAAGTAGAGCAAGAGATAGGAGAGGCAAATAAATCTTTAGTTGAGATAAGATCAATATTGGAAAGTGATTTTCAAAGAAAGATAGATGAAGATAAGGCAGAGATTGCAGATTTGCAGAAACAAGATAGTAAGGAAAAAGTAAAAAAGGAAGAAAAAAGTTTAGAGAGTAAGAATTTAGGAGATAAGATAAAGAATCAAGCAGAGAAAGCCTTGAAACCATTCAAGTCAATGACAGACAAGTTGATTGAACTTGCTGCATTCTTGACTGCTGGATTTCTTGGTAATGCTGCATTT